ATTGCACGACCCCTTTGAAATTAAATCGTTTATGAATCCAAGTACTGGAGATTTTAATTCTACGCTAATAGATTGGTTGCAATACAGTTCAGATAGTTTTGTTGAGATTGAAGCATTCAATGTCTTAACAATCAGCACTCCCGCTTCTGATATTATAGATCACTACAAGATGATATTGAAAAGAAGAGAGGCTCTGCTCGAAGGCGGCGCAGAAGAAATCAATCAGACAGGTGCTCCAGCTGCAACAGACATAGAAGAAGACGAAGAGTACTCTATCGAAGACATGATGAAGATGTTAGGTAATAATAAAGTATATCATTAAGGGTCCACATACCCATTGTAACAAAAGATTCGCACATTGTCAATAAGAAAAAATAATTATTTTGTATTGACAGACAAATATTTTTATGATATTATCTATGTAATTGAATTGAGGAATTAATATGGCCAAGAAACCAACAAGAAATCACTATGTAGACAACAAAAAGTTGTTAGTAGAGATGACCAAATATAAAGAGGCAGTAGAGTCTGCGAAAGCATCAGATACAGAACGACCTAGAGTACCTAACTACATAGGGGAGTGTATCATGAAGATTGCACAACATCTCTCATATAAACCCAATTTTATCAACTATACATATAAAGAAGAAATGATATCAGATGGCATTGAAAACTGTCTTCTATACATTGATAATTTTAACCCAGAGAAATCTAAAAATCCATTTGCATACTTTACGCAGATCATCTATTATGCATTCATTCGAAGGATACAGAAAGAGAAGAAGCAGACTTATGTAAAGTATAAAGCATTGGAGAATCAAGAACTAATTGACGAAATCATGCAGGGCCCCAATGGCACTCCTGTAAAGAATAATTTTATGGAATTTTTGCAGAGTAATATGGATGATTTTCTTGCAGATTTTGAAGAGACTCAACGAAAGAAAAAAGAGAAAGCAAAAGAGAAAAGAGATAATAAGGAACCTTCATGAAAATTGCCCTAATAACTGACACTCATTTTGGGGCAAGGGGAGACTCTGCTTTATTTCATGAGTATTTTATGAAATTCTATGATAATATCTTTTTTCCATATCTAGAAGAAAATGAAATCACCACCGTCATTCATCTTGGAGATGTTACTGATCGACGCAAGTTTATCAATTACAACATTTTGGATGGATTGAAGATTGGCTTTATAGAGAAGATGCGTAAGTATGACACTCATTTTATTGTTGGTAATCATGATGTGTATTATAAGAACACAAATCGTATTAACTCTATGGAACAGCTTTTCGGTGATGATTTCAAGGTTTATACAGAAGCCACTACTATTAATACTGGTGGGATTGATGTGTGTCTTGTTCCTTGGATAAATTCTGATAATTTAAACCAAACTACCAAACATCTGAAAAAAACAAAAGCAACTGTTGCTCTAGGACATCTGGAGTTGAATGGATTTGAAATGATGCGTGGTATCAAGTGTGAAGCTGGTATGGATATTAAATTATTTAAGAAGTTTGATTTAACTTGTTCTGGCCATTTTCACACAAAATCAAATCAAGGTAACATTCATTATTTGGGTTCTCCATATGAAATGTATTGGAATGACTGTAATGATGCAAAGGGATTTCATATTTTAGATACAGAAACTTTAGAACTAGACTTTATCAAAAATCCTCATCGATTGTTTCATAAAATCTTTTATGATGAAACTAGAGAATATAAACTTTCCTCATTTTCTAACAAATATGTTAAAGTTGTTGTAAAAAATAAAACAGATCAGTATAAGTTTGATGTGTTTGTGGATTCTTTATATAAAGCAGGTGTGGCAGATTTGTCTATTGTGGATGAAACTGATTTTGAGTTCGAAGAACAAAGTGATGTGGATACTACAAAGGATACTATGTCTTTACTTACTAGTTACATCGACAATTATGAAATTGATGTAGACAAAAATAAATTGAAAAGCATTATGCAAGACCTGTATGTCTCTGCTATGCGAGGTGAATAATGATAGAATTTCAGACAATCAAGTGGAAGAATTTTCTTTCCACTGGTAACTACTTTACAGAAGTGCAACTTAACAAATCATCATCTACATTGATTGTAGGTGAGAATGGCGCTGGTAAATCTACAATATTAGATGCATTGACATTTGGACTTTTTGGAAAATCTTTTAGAAAGATTAACAAACCCCAGCTAGTCAACTCTATTAACAATAAAGATACAGTAATTGAAATTACTTTTTCTATTGGTAAAAAGAACTATCTTGTCCGCCGCGGAATCAAACCAAATATTTTTGAAATATGGGTAGATGGTAAGATGTTGGATCAAGACTCTAAGATTAGAGATAGTCAACTATACCTAGAAGAGACTATTCTCAAACTGAATTACAAATCCTTCACTCAGACAGTAATATTAGGTAGTGCTACATTTGTTCCATTCATGCAACTATCTGCAAATGATCGAAGAGATATTATTGAAGATATTTTAGATATTAAAATCTTTTCATCGATGAATGAGATTCTAAAGGCCAAGATGGCAATGATGAAAGAATCAATGTCTGACAATGAAAAGAATAGAGAAGTACAAGACTACAAAATAGAATTGCAAGAAAGAAGTATCGAAGAGGCAAAATCTACCAAAAAAACTGCTATCAATACCTTTAAGAAAAAAATCAAAGAAAAGAAAGCAGAACAGTCTGGTTATTTAGATTCTAACAAAAAGTTACAAACTGAATTGGATGAATTGCTGGAGACTATTGTAGATGAAAGCAAACTTGTTGCAAAACGAAAAAAGTTTGAAAAGTTAGAAAACAAATTATCTAATAATATCGATAAAATTGACAATGATATTGATTGGTTCACAAATAACGATGTGTGTCCATCTTGTCAACAGAATATAGGCTCAGATCACAAACACTGCATCGTTGAAGAAAAAGATGTCAAAAAGAATGAAATTCAAGAAGCAGTAAAGCAATTATCTGTAGAGTTAGATGGTGTGAACGAAAGTATTTCTAAAATTGAAGAAACCAAAACTTCCATTTTAAATTTACGAAATGTCATGAATAACAACACAAATAAGTTCGAATTCATTCAGAAGAGTATTGAAGAGATTGAAACGGAGATGGAAGATGCAGAATCTAACAATAAAAGTGTCTCAAAACTAGAAAAAGAATTGAAGACTGCTCGTAAAGAGATGTCCAGATTAGATGATGAACGAAAAGAGCTCACAGACACCAAAAATTATTATGTGGTTGCCTCTCAGTTTTTGAAGGATACAGGAGTAAAAACTTCTATCATTAAATACTATCTACCGATCATGAATAAACTAATTAACAAGTATCTACAGGAAATGGATTTTTATGTGAACTTCACCATGGATGAGCGTTTTCAAGAGAACATAAAATCTAGAGGGCGCGAAGGATTTACTTACTCATCATTTTCCGAAGGCGAGAAGATGCGTGTCGATCTTGCATTGCTGTTTACATGGAGAGAGATTGCGCGAATGAAGAACAGCGTCAACACCAACCTACTGATTCTTGATGAGGTGTTTGATAGTTCTTTGGATGCGACAGGTACAGATGAGTTTTTGAAGTTGTTGAACACACTAGGCGGCAACAATGTCTTTGTGATTTCACATAAGGGGGATATCCTGTTTGACAAGTTCAACGAAACGATAAAATTTGAAAAAGTAAAAAACTTTAGCCAAATTGAAAAAAATTGAAAAAAACTATTGACTAACTATGGAAAATAGTGTATTATGATAAATAGCATTAGTATATTGGGTATGAAGATATACTAACATTATTGCAAAAAGGAGTATAACCATGCAATTACAATTCGATATAAATAGAAGTCTAAAAGCAAATCCCCCAAAATACGGTAAAGGTATCAAGTTTATTGAGAGGAAAGTTGGAAAACTTTCAGAACTTAGAGTCGTGGACTCTAATGGGATTTCATTACAGCCACGAGAAAAGAATCTCGAATATGAACAAAGAAACATTTCTATTACTAAGAAAAGAACAGCCTGAAATAGACGCCATATACCAGGAACTCAAGGAACAAAGAAAGAACAGGCTATATAGTGAAGAAGAAATATCAGTAATAGAAGAAATGACCCGTACATCAAATATGGAAACTATAGCTAAACATCTAGGCATATCAATGCCACTTTTAGCTAAGGCCAGAAAAAGACAACCAGAATTAGACGTAGCATTGATTTGGGGAATGAAGAACAGACCAAGTAATTTTAACCATCTAAGGCAAATCGAAGAAAAAGCGCATAAAGAAGAACAGGCAAAAACTCAAAAACATATAGAACAAGCCTCTCACAAAAAAACAGAACAACTGCGAACCGAAAACAAAGAATCTTTATTCACTAGAGCACCCGATGATATATCGCAAGAAGAGGCATTAGCAAGATTTAGAAGACTAAAAGAAGAGGATAGGGCGCGTAGACAACTTCAGGAATTTAAAGAAAGTAGCTAGTGGAGCTAAAAAGATGTCACAAAAACAAAAAAAGATTAATTACTTTTCCTCGTATGTACCAAAAACGAACGTTTGTAGTACAGACAACTAAATCTAAAAAGAAATACTCAAAACATCTATAATTTTGTTCCAAAAGCTTGTTCCTACAAAACTGTTCTGCTAAAATACAAAATTAGCGTTTTTGAAACAGTAATTAGACAATTCTGATTATTGTGTTTCAATATCATTGATGTTGTATAATATATATTATATAATAACATTATTAATAATACA